AGACTACATCAAGACGGTATAGTTCCAAATATTGTAACAGTAAACATTGGGGACCCTATTGGATTTGGCGCAGCTTCGCCCAATAGTAATTATGATACACTGTTAGACACAGCTCTAGCAAACCGATTCAAACTAGACGGTTCACAATCTGTTATATCTTCCAAAGGCACAGCTACCTATTCCACGGCATGGTCAACTTCTGTTAGTCTCACACTAACAGCCACATTCGCAACCAGCGCCCAGGCTAGATATTTTTTCAATAGCGGCGGCAAAGTTAGATTATCAGCATCATTGACCGGTGGCTCGGGTACACAGCAATATAATGCGTGGGTTCAATTTCTTGCTTCGGCAGGCATACAATCTTTTGGCGCTGACACCAATCCACTGATAAATTATTATACATTGACTAACAGTTATCAAACCTACTATCAGGGATCTTTGAGCACTGCATATTCTGCCAATTATTTCAGATTAGAAGCCAAAACAGATGTTGCTGATAACTCTACTGGTACTGCTACTGTACTTACTATTCGTGCAACATTGGCCGACGACTATGTAGATCTAGGACCACCAGCTCCTGGCGACAGTGTGGATGGAACCCTAAGTATTGATGTAACTGAACTCAAAGCATCTGGCAGCTTATTACCGTCTGGTTCTTTCACTATTACCAGCCCAGTCTATTCACTTTCAGCCATATCCGGCAGTTGATAATCTAAATACACGATAATTTAAGAGACAATACATGGCTGTAAATGACATAATCACCGCTACAGATTACAACAATATCAGAACCCCTCTAGCCAATATCGTAGGAACAGGCACAGCTGATTCGGGATGGGGTCAAACTATGATTAGTTCTGCAGTATCAGAAGGAACCAAAGTCACAGCAACCCAAATTACTCAACTTCGCAACGACATTATTAACGCACACACCCATATATTTGGCACAGCCCCTACTCCGGCATCTGTGGCAGAACACGATGTGATCAAGTTCAATGCCACAACATCTCCGGTATCCAGCTATACCGCATTAATTAGCACTATCAATGCCAACAGATTCACAGTAGCAGGTAGTCAATCTGCAGTTCAGTCATATGCTCCATCTTCCACCACTTGGCCTGGAATATATGGAACTAATTGGAACAGTCTTATCACCTGCACAATTACAGCCACATGGCCTACTGCTGCCGCCGCTAGGCATTTTTGGAACAGTGGTGGTCAACTGAGAATCACAGCTTCTCGTTCGGGAGGCACCGGCAGTTCTCAAAACAATGCCTGGAATTCGATTCTAAGCACAGCCGGTACACGCACATTTGCTGCTCAAACACCTTCTGCAGGGGTAGCTCCTAATGACGGACAAAATTGGTTTAGATGTTCTAACACAAGGCAGCTATGGTACTCACTATCTGGATCATCCCCTTATGGGTCAAACAGTTATAAAATCTATGCTAGAACCACCGATGCTGTATCTAATTCTAATTCCAGCGGATCAGCTTCTCAAGGTGAATGGCACATAGAATTTGTTGATAATTATGTAGATCCTGGTCAACATCCTTCAAATCCCGTCCCAGACTACACTGATTCTGTAGATGGTACATTCACAGTTGCCGTAGAAGCTCTGTACGCTACTGGCATACTTATACCACTAGGCACCGGCAATTTTTCTGTTATACTGCCAACTATTTCAACCAGCGCCATAGCACCGTAAATTTTCTCAAGATAGTTATCGACCACTAAATAAAGTGCGCAGATAATCAAGGAGAAAACATGCAAGAGCAACTTAAACAGGCTCTGGATTTTGCTAACTACAAGCAAACATTTTCAATTCAGAAAAAAGTCCTTAAAGAAAAAAATGCTGCCAAATTAACTTTTGGTTTTCAGGGTGGCCTTTTTCACATCAATCAAACTCTGTTAACATTTGTAGAAATTTTAATCCTCAAAGGTAGAACTACATCAGTGGTATTGTTAGATTCTAATCAAAATCCCATCCTTATACCCAATCTAGAAGAATTTAGAGATGAGATTTTTTCTAGATATTTTGAAGCCACTAACGAATATTTTGAAGCTGATCAAAGTCTTAAAAAAAGTAGATCTGTTGAAAAGCTATTAGCACAATGACCAAAGGTATTTTAATCTATGCTCACAACAATAGGTCAGTGGATTACGCCCTGATGAGTATTGTAGCTGGCGGTCTAGCTAAAAAGCAACTACAAGTACCTGCTTCTTTGGTCACTGATCAATCTACGGTTGATTGGATGCACAAGTCAATGATATATGACAAAGCACAAGAAGTATTTGAAAATATCATTATCGTTCCAAGACCTCCAGCAAATAACTATCGCAGACTGCACGACGGCGCAGAGCATAGCACTGTGACATTTATGAATGGCAACAGATATTCTGCCTGGAAACAAACACCCTACGATAGAACACTGATGATAGACGCAGATTTTTTTATATTTTCAAAAACTCTTGGAGAATACTGGGATGTTGATCATGATATACTAATAGGTGAAAGCATCAATGACATTTATGATAATAACAGACTAGGCTACTGTGACAGATACATATCGGAAGTGGGAACTAAATTGTATTGGGCCACAACTGTGATGTTTACAAAAAATTCGTATACTAAATTATTTTTTGATCTTGTTCAGATCATACTAGACAACTATCAATACTTTGCTGACACATACAGATTTGACTCAAAACAATATAGAAATGATGTTGCATTTAGCATAGCCAAACATATTTTAGATGGGTTTGAAAACATAGATACAACATGTTTACCACCAGTCCTAACGCTGCTAGACAAAGACATATTACATGATGTAGATCAAGATAAACTCACAGTGTTGGTATCGCATAAATTAGATGCAAATTTTTGTGCAGCCACTCTCAAGAACACAGACATACATATCATGAATAAACAGAGCATAGTACGAAACATCTCAAAATTAATGGAACTTGTATGAAATTTGGTTATTTAATTATAGTAGCTGAACATGAAACCATTGACTATCTGCAATTAGCTTATGGATTGGCATTGAGTATAAAAAATACACAGCGTCCAGGGTTTGATCAAGTTGCATTAGTCATAGACAATAAACAAAAATTACAGAATATCAAAAGCGGTTGGGTGTTTGATCATGTCATAGAATGGGATCAAGAAACATTTTGGGACGGACGATCGTGGATGGATCAACTAAGTCCCTTTGATAACACAGTATGTTTGGACGCAGACATGCTGTTCCTGAGAGACTACAGCCATTGGGCTGAGTATTTTATCGAGAACAGTGAATTATATATCGCAAACAAGAGCTTTACCTATAGAGGCGAGACAGTTACTGATCAATACTATCGCAAGGCATTTGTAAAAAATCAACTACCTAATCTTTACAGCTTCTACACGTTCTTTAAAAAGGACAGCGAGTTAGCTAAAGAATTTTTTAATCTTGGTAGAGACATAATTAAAAACCCTGTGGAGTTTGCCAACACGTTTTTATCAGAACATAAGCCTAAGATACTAGGAACGGACGAAGCATTTGCTCTAGCTGCAAAAATTTTAGATATCACCGATGTTATATCTCATGATTTGGATTTTCCTCGAGTGGTGCATATGAAGCCGATGATTCAGAATTGGCCTTGGCCCGCATCCGCATGGAGTGATCATGTGGGATTTTATTTGAATAACAAAGGGCATCTAAAGATAGGAAATTATCAACAGCAGGATATTGTGCATTACGTTGAAAAAGATAAAATGAATCGTGAAATGATTTCGATCCTCGAGGAAATAGCATGGAAAAATTAATTGATTTTGATCAATGGTATTTGAATTATAAATTACCGCCTGTAAAGTTTGTAGCGGTGTTTGATCCAAACACAGGTCTAGTTCAGAGTGTGGGTCCTAGTCATGCATTTGTAAATGAAAAAAATAAGATTCCTATTGACAGTGAATTGGCTCTATCTATAATAAATGCAGAAGTAAAAATTAGTAATTGCGTAGTAGATATTAATTCTAATACTGTAGAAATAGCTGAAATAAAAAGTATTTTTAAAATTGACGATGTATTACACAGGATCATCAACAAACAGGATTCTGAATTAAAACTGCATGATGTTTATCTCAAACATGATTCAAAGACCAATTGTCTAAAGATAGAGTTATCTGTAGAATACGGTGGAACTAAAAAATCACGTGCCGGTCTTAAAAAGCGTAACATAGTCTGGGATGGTGATACTGAGATGTTATTTTTTATCACAGAATACAATGATCCAAATGTGCTTTTAGAAATAGTATCTGTGAAAATTAATGAACTATTAGGTACTGCAAAAATAATACCTAACATTAATTTTACTAAATTTAGTGTATACACTAGACGAATCTTTAAGAAATATGTGATTGAATATAAATGAAAATAGTAGAATTTGATATAGTATTTTTAAGTTATGATGAGCCTAACGCAGAATTGCATTATGCTGATCTGATTTCTAAAGCTCCTTGGGCCAAACGTGTTCATGGAGTAAAAGGCAGCGACCATGCACATAAAGCCGCAGCAGAGTTAGCAGAAACGGAATGGTTCATAACCGTAGATGCTGATAACATAGTAGATACCAAGTTCTTCGATCTTGACTTGGATATGAAAGACCCTAAGATTCAAGTTTATGGGTGGTGCGGTCGAAACAAAATCAATGGTCTTAGATACGGCAATGGTGGAATAAAAATCTGGAAGAAAAACTTTGTTCTCAACATGAAGACACATGAAAATTCAGAAAGTGATCGAGGCCAGGTAGATTTCTGTTGGGAAGATGGATACCGTATTTTTCCAAGGGTTTATAGTGAAAGCATTGTTACAGGAAGCCCGTTCCAAGCATGGCGAGCAGGATTTCGAGAAGGTGTCAAAATGACGCTGCTTGACGGAGTACGTGTACCTCCTCAAGAAATTACACAACGCATCTGGTGGCACAACATTCATAGACTGCGTATGTGGTCCACAGTTGGCGCACACGAAGAAAACGGTCTTTATGCGGTTTACGGTGCAAGATTAGGTACGTGGATGACCAACTGCACCAATTGGAATTATGTTGATGTGCGTGATTTTGAAGTTCTTAAAAACATATACAACGAAAATGTCCTTCACGGTAGTTTAGAAGCAGATATAAAAGAACTAGGCAATAAATTAAAAACTCACCTAGGATTAGATTATCCGTATTTAGATGCAGTACAGAGCAAATATATATTAGACCTGTATGAAGAAACCATTAATCTTAACGCAACCTATTATCAACAATGTACGATATAATTTTCATAAGTTATCAAGAACCCACCGCAGATAAGAATTTCGAAGCACTGTCTAAGAGATTTCCTAGAGCACAGCGAGTACACGGTGTTAAAGGCATACATCAGGCGCATATTATTGCGGCTAAAAATAGTTTTACTAAAATGTTTTGGGTAGTTGACGCCGATGCTGAAATATTAGATAGTTTTAATTTTGATCATGTGGTGCCTAAGGAAGATTTAGAATGTGTACATGTATGGCGTAGTAAAAATCCTATAAATGGATTAGAATACGGGTATGGTGGCGTAAAACTTTTACCCAAGTCTCTTACTCAAAATATGGATGTATCTACACCCGATATGACTACGAGTATTAGTTCTTTGTTTAAGGCCATGTCAGAAGTTAGTAATATCACGGCATTTAACACAGATCCGTTTAATACATGGAAAAGTGCTTTTAGAGAATGCTGTAAATTAGCCAGCAGGACTATAGATAGACAGGAAGATACCGAAACACAACAGCGATTAGATGCGTGGTGTGAACTGAATGATGATGTTCCTTTTGGATTTTATTCTTATCTAGGCGCCGAAGGTGGAAAATCTTTTGGAGAGCATAATAAAAATAATCCACAGACTCTTAAATTAATTAATGATTTTGATTGGTTACAAATACAATTTGATGCAGCTAAGGAAAGAATAAGTGGACGATAAGGCTAGAATACAAAAGTTCATTCCTATTATGAATGAAATTAGCCCTACATTCTGTATGGCCAAGTGGCACCACACAACCATTTATTTAGGCACAGGCGAAACACACAGTTGCTATCATCCCGCACCCCATAAAATTCCGTTAGATGAGATTGTTATAGATGCAAGTGCATTGCATAATACCAATCAAAAAAAACACGAACGTTTAGAAATGCTCAACGGCGGAAAACCCAAAGGATGCAATTACTGTTGGAATATCGAGGCCATGGGGGACGACTATGTTAGCGATCGTAAAGAACGTAACTCAACAATCTACACAGATCAAAGATTTCAACAGATCAAAGATGGCGATTGGGATCAAAATATCAATCCGCAGTACATCGAAGTTAGTTTTGGCAACGAATGCAATTTTAAATGCGGATACTGTCATCCCAAACACAGCAGTGCTTACTACAAAGAGATCAAAGATCATGGACCATACAACATGGTTAAGAATCACCGCAATGACATTGACTGGTTTCAGATTTATGAAGAAGAAACTAATCCATATGTAGAAGCATGGTGGCGTTGGTGGCCCGAAGTTCGAAAGACGTTAACTATTCTTCGTATCACGGGAGGTGAACCATTATTACAATCTAGCACATGGAAATTGTTAGATGATTTATTGGTTAATCCTTTACCTGATCTTGAATTAAACATCAATACAAATTTTGGAGTTAAACCGATCTTAATTGATAGACTTGTAGAAAAAGTCAATAATTTAATTGCCAATGGTTGTATTAAAGATTTTAAAATTTTCACAAGCATGGACACCTGGGGAGCTCCTGCAGAATATATTCGTACAGGTTTGGATTTAACTGTGTGGGAAAAAAACTTAGACACATATCTAACAAAAACACAGTTGCCAATTACATTTATGATAACTTTTAATATACTCACAGTGACTAACTTTCAAAGTCTACTAGAAAAGATTTTGGAGTGGCGTGTTAAGTACAACGGATTTGAACAGAACAAATGGCAGCGGGTGCGCTTTGATACACCTTACTTAAAAGAACCCTTGCAGTATGACATGAATATCCTGCCTAAAG